TTGTGGCACTGGCTCTTGCGCCATGCGTAGAGCTGCGCTCTCAAGTTCGATGGCGGCGTTGATTGTGCGAGATGCCCGATTGAGTATTCCCTCGTCTGGACCCCAGAAAGTTATTAGCGAGCCAACACCTTTCATTGGTATATCTTTAGCATCGAGAGTGTAGGAAAGGATTATCTGGCCAGTGCTATCTGTGCGAGTGCTAATGCGTAGTGGATCTATACGCCGAGCCGATGTAACTCGACCATCCTCAGACGAAATAGCCAATATCTGCCAGTAGGCAACGCCATAAAACAGCAAATCATCGATGGTCCAGACTATGGTTGTTCCTCGAGCGAGACTCGGGTCTGGTTGTTTAATAACTGGGCGGTTAGGGATTTCTGCCTCTGTTGCCTCAGCATAGGTTTGCATTTCTAATGATGCGATGGTGCCAGCGATAATGTTTCTGGCCCTGGCTACTGCTGGGACTGTCATTGCCGCTCGCCTAGATACTGGTTGCAAATAACCCAAATCTGGGGTGTAGCCGAGATTCATTGGATTTACTGGAAACATTTCCGTTGTGGCTGCTGTGACATCTATTTCCGGCATGACAAAAGCAGAGTTAGATAAACGCATAGCATTGAGCAACCCCACACTGTCACAATACCGAAGTTTTGTTCGATAATGAAATTATTTATGTGTATTTGTAAAGGTTTGGGCGTTTTATTTTACTTGGTTAGTTGAGTCGAGCGTAACCGATAGTTGCTGCAGCTGTGCCGGATAAAGCAACGGTGCTTGACACTGCTGGCATGGCGGTATAACTCGTACTGGAACTCGCAGCACCGATAAGTGGGGTTAATACACCCGAAGTTCCAAGTCCAGAAAGTACGGCGTTTTGCAAAATTGCTGTACCGGCAATAGTACTTGAGGCACCTACTGAGAGAAAAGCAATCGCATAAGTATTACCAGCAGTTAAAGTTGGTGCACTACTGAAAGATAATTCACTTAAACCTACTGCTGGGGAAGTACCAACCGCAGTAGCAGCGATCATAGTTAGAGTGTTAGCCGAAACTGAAAAAATTGCGTACTGTAAAGAAGTTGCTGTTGTTGCTGTGACAACGGTAGAAATCTTAGTAACTGTGACATCTGCTACTGGTACAAAACCAGTGAAATAAATTGTTCCAGCGGTCAAACCTCGAGTTGTTCCAACCTGCATACGGGGGATAACGTCAATCGTTCCCGAAGCTGCTAACTGGGACTGGCGTAACGCTGTGCTCGTTAATAGTGTGCTTGAGGCTGGAATTGTGGTGCCGTTAATGGTTGAGGGTATCCGAGCGGTGTCAAGAGTGCCCGACGCTATTTGCGAGGCAGATAAATTAGCGGAGGTTATGTCAGCTGTGGTCGCAATAGTGCCGTTAGATGTTGGGCAATAGTTAGTTATCGTTGCGGACGTTCCAACGGCTGGCAAAATGCGAGATTTTCCACCACTTGACCCATTAAATAAATCTATTATTCCAATTTTTGCACTGTTGCTAACTGTTCCTAATGTTGCTAAACCGTTACTGGCGGTTAAGTTTGTAACCGTTGCTGAACCTGTTGCGGTAATATTATTAGCAACACTGATACCGGTAGCACCATTAACCGTAAGATCACCGTTGGTGAAAATGTCACCCTCTGTACCAATTCGGCCACCATGTGTAACACTTAAATTAGGTGTGTTACTTGCTGATGGCAAAATCTCAATAGCGTTATTGACCGGTGAAGTCACACCAGCTTTAATAACAATTCCCCGATTATCCGCTACCTGATCCTGATTTATTCCCAGTAATGCGTTAGTAATTAAACTACCCACACCTAGTTGCCCATTAGGTCTAATGCGAGCAATTTCAGTTGTGCCGTCAGATTGGACAACACTTAATAAATTAGCGGACTGTGAGACACTATTTCGCTTAATTATCAAGCCTTTAATGGCATCTGCGCCAGTCTGGATAATTTGTGCACCAGTAGTAAAAGTATTGGCAATAGCAGTTTTAACAAAACCAGTTTCATTAAAACCAACATCTTTAGTAGTCGAGTTATAGGTAATTGGGTCAGTTGCGGACACTATGCCACTAGTACCAGCTGCGCCGGTAGCACCCTGTGGACCAACAATGGACTCATGGACAACAACCTGAGTCTCGTTAAGAGTAATTTTGTATGTCATGCGGTTACCTGCCCATCGACAGTGAACCTGCCCTGTAAATAGCGAGTCACAACACCTGAGCTATCAGTTAGTTCGATGTCGTAGAAAAAGTTACCCTGCTCTAAAGCTGTGGTTTGTGCAGCGGTAGCGTATGGTGCAACCCAGCCGGCCGAAGTTAGAGAAAGTGAATTACTGGCTGTGGAAAAAGTAATAATCAAATCACTGTCATCTTTTTGATACCGGCGAACCTGCATTTTCCCGGTGTAGCCAGTGTAATTTACTGGTGTGTCATCTATTGTGCTAACAAAAATTGGATTAAATGTCGCTCCTTGATAACAAGTCATGTTATAGAGCCCAGGCGTAATCATAGTTCTACCTTATACCACAGAAATGCCCACAGAGGCTTTAGGCGTTGCGGCGAGTCCCACAGCCATGACCATAGCGATAGCCGCCCCAATGTCTTGCACAGCTGCCTTTCGAGCAATACGCCAACCACCATCACTTGATGGCCTGCGAGCACAAGCAATCAAATGAGAGTGCATGGTTTCTTGGTTGGGGTGTATTAAGTCGCCCTGGTTCATGGCCGATAGGGTTTGGTCACAGTATGTGGAAAACGCTGTGGAAGCCCAAGCAGTTGGAGCCACCGGCACACCGACTTTGGCAAGATGTGGGGCAATATGGCCAGCAGTTTTGGGGTCAAACGCTAACGCTCTGACTGAATAAGTCCTAGCGAGATGAGCGATATCAGCCGCCAGTTCTCGGTCATTTAATCCACCATCTTTTTGCCATCGAGTGAGGAACACTCCGAGTTTTTCCCCAATAATCTGAACAGTAACGAGGTAAGCCTCTGTCCGATTAAAGTTGAGATCCAATCCCATGTATGTTTCACAACCCAATTCTAGAGCCAAATCATTATCAGCCCCTAATGCCCAATTGTTTAGATTCCAAGGCGAGTCGATGGACTCAACCCATTGGCATAACATCTCGGTACGGATGGCATCGTCACTATCTCGAGCCGCTGCATCTTGCAAGGCCTCAAAACTGATTGTGTGACCCATTGCTGGATTAGCCGCCTGCCAAGCCGTAACATCATCAGTCTTTGCGCCCTGAGGTGCGCTCCACTCATACCAGCCCAGCCGAGGTGACTCCATAAGTAAAGCCCTCTGCCTAAGTTCATTAAGCACAGTAGATGAGCCATCCCCGGCGTTTGAGGTAATCCAAGTCTGCCCTGATGTGGCTCGAGTTAATGGTGTTGCAGCAGTCCAGGCATCTTGCTTAATTTCTCGCAGCTCATCCACATAAAGCAAATCAGCCGTTGCCCCTCGAGGACCCTCAGAAGTTGCAGCCCTAATGCCGTATTTGCGTATCCGCTTGCACTTGGTGTTGCACTCTTTTGGGTAATGGTGGCAGTAGATCTCTAACTCCTCCTGACCATTAGTCCGGGATACTCGCTTAATGCGCTTACGCATCCAAGGCAAACTCTCAGCCATATCCACAACCTGCTTGAAAGTGTCCAAAGCAAGTTGCCTATTTTGAGCCATCGCCACAATCGAACCCTCACCAAACACATAAAGTCCAGCAAGAATCCGCATCCGCATCATGTGAGTTTTACCATTTTGCCGAGCAACCAATACCCCAGCAGTAGTGCGAATAAACTTGCCATTGCCATCAACGGTCAGAGCATCATCCATGACGTACTGCTGCCAAGGTAGTAACGGCATACCTAAATCACTTGCTAGTGCTCCGACTACTGGTCCCAGACTTTGCCCTTGTGGCTTTGGGCTTGCTATTCGGGGAATTGACGAGCCGTAAATAGGTTTCGGCGTACGCTGTGCCATGATCTACCTCCTCTGCCATCGCCTTAGATGCGTCTCGAGCTAGTGGAGTTAGTTTAAGTTCTTTCATCAAAACAGTTAATCGACCAATCAATGCTGCGGCCTTATCGAGGTCTGTGCCAGAGTCAAAGATTACATCGATGCATTTAGCCAATTTCATCGAGAGACAAACTGCGCCCTGGTCTGCTGGGCCAATCCACTTTTGAGCCTCTGAAATGCAGTTCCCCAAATGTTCACTGATAGAGCCCTGAGCAATCTGGAAAGTATCGGCTGGAATTGGTTTGGTCATTGCGCAAATCCTTTTGATGGTGGGTCAAATCTGACCATCGGGGAGAGAGAACGG